CCTAGATTCTTGACTGCCACTGCAAGCTGTGAAGCTGCCTTTTCATCCGCAATAAATGCCTGTACTGACTTCTTGCCAAAGTTAACTATTGCGGCAGTTGATAGACCGATGCCTGCTGCGCCTGCTAATCTCTTAAAAGATTTGTTAAGACCCTTGACGCTATTATCAGCATCCTTAAAGGCTTTCTTACCCTTAAACTCACCGATAATCGGGATGCGTAACTCAGCCATTATTGCCTCTCGCGTTAAACTTAGCGGCAGCCTTTTCTAGTGCCTTAATGACGCCAGCCTTGGCTTTACCTTGATCCTGATCATAAGCCTTAAACATTGCGCGGCCTTGCATCTTACGACTGCCTGCAAATGTCCCCTGAAATCTAGGTGAGAAATTGCCAATCATTCCAGACTTGCGTCCGGCGGTCTCAACAATCGCACCAGCTGCCGTCTTATTGTGGATCGATACTGTCTGCACCCAACCTTGACGATTAGGCTTAGTTGGTGTCAATTTATAGCCAACGCCTCGACGAGCTTCAGCTGCATCGTACATAGGAAACTTGGCAGTTTTTACTTCATGCTTGACGAATCCAGATGGAGCCTCTGAGTTAGATGGCAAGAATCCCCTAGCCTTCTTGACCAAAGGCTTTAAGAATCCCACCATCTCTTCACGAGTTTCTTTATCAAGATCAGGCGAGAATTGCTTGAGAGCTTTGCGGAGCTGGCTAGCGCCTTTTAGCTCTGTAGGCATTCTTCTGCTCCTCTGCTCGGTCTTTCAATGCTTTCAGTAACATCTGGAGCATTGATGGATCTAAATCTATTAAATATTGTGGAGGGATAGCCGTCTCAATGCTCAATCGAGCGATGAGATAGTGGATGCTATCCCTGCCTAGGCCAAAGGGTCAGACTCTGCAACCTCGACACTCTTTAGGGTATCGAGAAAGTCTGCGCCAAATGGCTTGACTACGGTTCCACTTAACCGAAGGCCTTCCCATGCGAGCCAATAGACATCTGACTGCTTTTCATCATCGCGGAACGCTTTGTGAAATCCCTTTTTTGCATATAGCTCGAACGCGTACTCTAATCGAGGAGTTATCTCGATCTCGGTGACTGTGTTGTCTGCCATCGTGACTATTAACTTTGCCATGCTGTGCCCCTTTGTTTAGTTAGATTATGAGGTTGTGACTACGACTGTACCAGATACGTTCCAAGTTACTGACTGTGTTGATAGATCGCCAACTGCACCATTGATAGGTGTGATGTTATTGACCAAGCATGTCATTGTGTAAAGTGGGTTAGTCGTTGAAACAGCAGCAGAAGTCTGCTTGACTGTCACAGTTGTGTTGGTTCCAACAAGTCCATTCAATGTCTGGAGCGTCTTTGAGGCTGCTTCATCATTGAGGAAGTCGATTGTGATTGAAGATGCTTCTAGGCCTTTAACGAACTTGTGTCCGCTATCGCCCATTGCAGTTACTTCGAGCTCATCGAAGGTACGATTTAGGGTAACGCTTGTGACTAGAGTAGAGAGATCAACCGCGTTGACAGTTAGAACTACTCCGTTGCTTAGATATACTGACACGGTTTATTCCTCGTCTTTCTTGTTAAGTGGCTTTGCAGCCGCTGGCTTTACCTGACCGATTTTGATCAGGAATTCTTCGTTTTCTTTTTCCCATTGTGCCAATTCGGTCATGGTTTAACTCCAACTCGTAAGTACGGATACGTTGATATTGCAGGTTAGTAGATCACCAGATGCCGCACTTAAGACCGCCGGGGCGGATACCTCTGTGACGTTATAGGTGTATGAAGATGCAGCGAGCAAGTTAAAGACCCGCACGATGTTATCCTCCATTCCGTTTAGGTTGCCTTCATTATCGAGCAAAGGCACCATGACGGAAATAACGAAATGAGCCATAGGGGCGATCGTGTTGCGATAGCCGTTGGATGGCGAGATGTATGGATCAGCTGGGCTGACTATAACGCTGTTAGCAATAGGTGTTGCAGGTGGGAATGCAAAAACCGAGTATTTTGTATTGTCAGTAAGAGCTGCGGCGATGCCTGCGCGTAGTGTTGTAATTGCTGATGGCATGGCTAACCAATCTGCGCATAAGGCGATAGGTAAGGAGCTAAAAGTCCGCGAACGCGAGCCAGCAATGTGTTAGACATTGTGAACGGGCTAGGTTGAAATCCATCAACTGTCATGCCCTGTCCGCTTGGCGCACTTCTTGCTTGCCAAATAGCCTCACAGATTTGCAGAGATGCTTGCTTGACGGCATCGATGGTTGTGTAATCTGCTTGAGTTGTGCCGGAAACTACCCCTAGCGGAACTACTGGATGATAACCTTGCTCGGTTGGAGTGCCTGTTACTGCAAAAGTAATTGATTGTACATCTACTGCTGTAATCGTCTTTGTGCCATTAAAAGGTGTGCCATTTTTTGTTATGACCACGCTTTCACCAACATAAAATATGTCATTTACTCGCTGGTTAAAGTAAAGAGTTCCCTCTGTGGTCGTGTTGCTATGTGCAACATTGTAAGTCTCGTTGGTAAATAAAAAGGGCAACATGACGTCATCTGCTGCATCGCAGACTGACTGTAAAACTGCATCTGTGTAAAGTGTGCCCACGCCGAGGGCAGTTCTTAGAGTTGCAACAGTTGTTACGCTCATGTGATCCTTCCTAAAGACTGGCTGGGTAGAAGGGCACTACCCAGCCAGTGACTTAATGGGTTTCTATCAGGTCTTGTTTACGCCGAAAGCACCTGCACCGATTTTGGTTGCAATAGCGCCATAGCCGTACATTGCAACGAGGATTTCTCCTGATGCAATTACATCAGCGCGGAGCTGGTATTGAGGTGACTCATACCATGTGTACGCTGTTGGATTGATGATTAGGATTGAATCATCTTTGTCTGTGTCGGCTGATGTTGGAACATTTGCGGATACATAGAGATCAAGTCCCATAACATTGCCGCGGATTGAAGTTGGTCCTACAACACCGCCAGCGTTCTGAGGTTGTGCAGCCGCGTAAATTGGACGCCCTGAGTCGTTTAGTGTCATGAGGTTGGCCCACTGGCTAGTATTCATCAGGATATTCTTGGCAAAACCCTGTGTGTTTGTGTAAACAGATGCAGCGCCACGTGATACAACACCAAGCAATTCTGTCGCTGTTGGATATGTTGCGATTGTTGTTGCATCTGCTGTAGCACCTGTAGCAATAGCTGTGTAAACAGCCTTGTCTGTTGCAGCTGCGTATTGTGCAGCCATGTTGTTCATCAATTCTGTGATAAATAATGGTGATGAACGATCAAAAAGTTCGACTGAGAATTGCTGTTGTCCAGCGTACTTCTTGACTGTTACTGTTACATAAGATGAAGCCTGATCTGTGTTAGATGGTGTGCCAGCTTCTGCTGTCTCTGCAACTGTTGGAAGTGTTGTGATTTTTGGAATCTCAAAAGACATTCCTGCATCTGGCAAAGCGCCTGTTGTAATTGCATCAATGGCTGAGCGTGTGTTATTAGCAAGTCCGTTGATTACTGTTGTGAGCTGGCGTGTTGGTACAAGACCAGCATTGTCTGTTGTATCAGCAGCAGCACGAACATATTCGCGTGCCTCATCTGATCCAAGTGATGCTCTGATTGTCATTTCTAACTGCTTTGGAGCAGAGAAATCAAAGCGTGGCTTTGAGTAAGCCAGCGCTGTATTTGTAGGGCGAGCAGCTTCTACAGCCGCAGCTTCTACTGGTGTTGCTTCGACCGGAGTGGTATCTTCCACGACTGTCTCGCTTTCTGTTTTGGTTTCTTCGGCAGGGACGATTTCCTCTGCCGCGATCTCTAATACTTGAGCAGACTTGAAGGCTGGCTCTGTTACTAGAGAAACTTCTTTTAATTTAGCCGCTGATACGACTGTGTGGCCATCGCGTGAAGGCTTTGATGAGATGATCTCTGCGCCAATTGACAGGCCAGTTACTAGGCCTTCTTGCGCCATAACCAGAGCATCATTGCCGCTGGTTGAGCGACTGAGCTTGAAGGTTGCATAGATGCCATCCTTGCGTGTCTCAGCAGCAGTCATTCTACCAATAGGCTTTTTCATATCGTGCTGCGATAGCAGTTTAATCTTACTGACATCGCCAATCTCAATAGAGCCAGCCTCAAAGCTATAAGCGCCAAGGTTAGTGTTGCCAACCTCGCCAGTTCCAAGAGGAACTATCATGCCGGATATTTCGCGGCGATCCTCATTGCATTCGATTGATGATGCTTCTATGTATAAAGTTTCCATTATTCGCCATTCCCGTTAGGAGATAAACTTTCCATTTCCATTGCCTGTTCAGTTGTAATTAGGCCAAGCGCCAACATCTTTTCTAGCACCATCAGTCTTTCCATTGGTTCTGTTCTTAAGAATGTATCGTCTAGGTTAAACTTCACATAATGTCCCGCAGTCGAGATATCATCCATACTAAGTCTTGCTTCGATGGCCGAAGCGTAAGGTTGTAAAGTTAATGCCACCATCTGCTTGCGCTCGTCCTGGACGTTGGCATAAGTCATTGTTGTATTTTGTGAAGCGGAGACGTAGTAAGGATCGACGGCGCAAAGTCTGGCGCATTCCGTTGCAAGGTTTTGGATTGCCTCGTTGTACATCATATCTTTAGGTGAGAATGAAGTAGGTTCGTAATTTAAGGTTGAAGTTAAATAAGCAGTTGCGTTATTAGTGCGACTGCGCTTCCAAGCAGCTAAAAGAGCAGTGATTTCAGATGGTGGTAGGTCGGCGCCAGAGTTCTTAATAATTCCAGAATTCATCGGAGTGGCAGCAGCGATGGCAGCAGCTCGTTGAACATCGAGTGCAGACTGAATTGTTCTTGCGCCTATTCCTAGAATGCCTTCGTCTTTCTGGAATGTAATAAGTGATCCAAGGCCGGTCATTGGTACGGGCTTGCCATCGACGTTGTATTGCGTTACGAAATTTGTTGCTGGATCAGTAATGAAACCAACCTTTGTGTTAGCAACCCAGTTAGCGCGAGCCATGCGTCCATCTTCGGCATAAACCTCAGTAATCTGCC